GACCAGCTGGACCACGTTCACCTTGAGGACCACGTTGACCTTCTGGACCTTGAATACCACGAGGACCTTCTGGACCAACTTCGCCTTTGTCGCCCTTAGGGCCTTTGAGAGCATTAATCTGTTCTTCGGTTAAGTCGGTAAATTTAAGTGGATCGCCTTTCGGGCCTTGTTCACCACGAGGACCGGTTTCACCTTTCGGGCCGACTTCACCACGAATACCTTGTTCACCTTGAATACCTTGAGGACCACGGATATTTAATACTTCGATAAGTACACCGTTATCCTTCATGAAGATATGACCGTCGGTAATAGCGACGAATTCATCTTCATTAATATTGTCAGCATCGGCATTCATTTTTTCGACCGTAGAGTACGTATGACTTAACGCAAACGATTTACCGTCTTTACCTTGAATACCACGAGGACCTTGTTCTCCACGAGGGCCTTGTACACCTTGAATGCCTTGTTCGCCTTTAGGACCAGTTAAGCCGATATCGCCCTTCGGTCCCGGTTCACCACGATCGCCCTTCGGCCCGGCTTCACCACGAGGACCTTGTGGACCAGTATAACCAGTTTCACCACGAGGTCCTTTAATTGTATTTAATTCTTCTGGTGATAAGTCAGATAATGTAAACGTATCACCCTTATCGCCCTTAGAACCTTTTAATGATGCTAACCATTCATCGACGGTACCAGTAAAGCCTTCTTGTTTAGCAATTTCGTAAGCAGATAAGCCACGAATTTCTTTTAATGCTTCTTTGGATAAGACGATATTTTTATTTTGACCACGATTTATTTTAATCATAGACTAACACCAGCCTTAATTGTCATATCACCATAACAAATCACTTCATCTTTTTCATTGTGAGCGAGACGTACATCATAATAGAATGTTTCTTCTTGAATATTATCGTAGCTAAACATAATAGAAGATGTATCTTCGCTATTAATTAATAAGTCGATGCAGTTTGTATCAGTATTAAATGTAGGCATAAAAGAAAGTACGACACCGCCTTGTGGCGAATTACGTCGTACTTTACATGTGATATTGCCTTCTATATATCTGATAATTTCTTTTGTACTGTCATCTTCGACTTGAATATTGAACACGTGGTCATGTCCTTGATACACATCGAGATGTAGATAAGGGATGCCGCCGAATCTAATATTATTCATTATTTAACTCCTATAAGTGTTCTAAATCAGCTATACGTTTCTTAAGAGCTTCAATATCTTTATCGTATTGGGCTTTAGAAACATAGTTAGCTAAATCTGCATTCTTAGCGAAGGATTGTCCTTCTATTTTGTTGACGTAACGAGCAGAGGCATCGCCAGGTGTTAAGGCGTATTGAGCAATCTCGTTTTTTCTAATAAAACTACCTAAATCACCTTTATAGGCAAACGTTTGAGACGCCCAGCCCTTTTGAGCATATATAGTATCTGCATAGGTTCTAGATAAAAAAGTGTCGTTAGCCTTCGCTGTCATTAAATAGCCATTTAAATCTGTTTTCTTAGCGTATGTATTATCTGCATAGACTCTAGATACAAAAGTGTCTCTAATCGTCGTTGTCTGCATATAATTATTTAACTCTGTTTTAAGTGCATACTTAGGATCACCGATCATAGTTAAATAGTTTCTTAAGTCGACTTTTTTTAGATAAAGATTATCGGCATCTTTTTTGGTAGCGTAAGCAGATAAATCTACATTACCACCAGTACCAGCTGGTCCTTTTAATTTTTCAAGTTGTTCTGGAGTAAAATCTTCATATCTAAATGGTTCACCTTTAGGTCCTTGTAAACCAGTATCACCTTTGGGTCCTTTTAAGGCTTCTAATTGTTCTTGTGTAAACATATCATAAGTAAATGGTTTTCCATCTTTACCAGGTTCACCTTTTGGACCTTGTAAGCCAGTATTACCTTGTGGACCAGTTGGACCAATATCACCATCTGCACCACGAGGACCTTTAAGTGCTTCTAATTGTTCTGGTGTAAAGTCTTCATAAGTGAATGCATCGCCTTTAGGACCTTGTTCGCCTTTAGGGCCAGGTTCGCCTTGTGGACCACGAGGACCTTCTGGGCCAGTTAAGCCATCACGACCATCACGACCAGCTGGACCAGCAATATAACCAGTGCCAATAATACCGTTAGTCGGAATTGTGATATCGACTACTTTAGGTATTCTAGCTTCGATTGTAACAACTTCTAAATTATCCATATAAAAATCTCCTAGTGCATACTAACGTCTGGAATAAATGTGATGCTACCCATCATAATTTTATAGGTATATGTTTTGCCGATAATAAAGATGTCGTATTTACCTTGTTTAATATCTCTAGGTATTTTTAGACTTAATTCAGAGCTAATATTGATATAAATACGATTATCTTGAATACTTGTATTAGCTTCAATTAATAATTCATCATTTTTATCTCTGATTTTGCATACGGCTCTAGTATCTGTTAAATTAAAGTCGCCTTTAATTTCGTATACACGACTAAAGTCAGAGCCAATATATAATGTTTCGTCTTTACGTTTAACTTGTTCCATTAATAGCTCCTTATGCTTTTTTAACGGCTATACAGATATAGTTAGCACTACCAGGAACCCAATATTCTTTACCGTTACCTTCAAGGCTAATGTAATTCCCTTCATAACTAGGGGAGACACCATCTAAGCCTTTTAGCCTAACACCAACATGTGCTGTTCTTCCGTTACGCCAACATTCATAATTAAGCATATTACGAGCACCGCCTTCAGCAATGTCATAGTACATTCTATTGACATTAGATTGGTCCATAGATAAGAGCCATGTACATTCGTTTTCGTTGAAGCCATCTGGAATAGGTAGTTGCTGACCGTCACGAATATTGCCGTAAGTAACAGAAATATCTTGAAGTGTCATAAATGGTTTAAATACTGGTTGCCCGTCTTTGCCAAACCAGCCAGGTCTATTTCTACAACATAAGTTAGTTTCTCTAGTAGCGGTATAACTACCTAAGTCTAAGTTAGTTCCACCACCGTCACTATCCATTCCGCCGTCAGAAATAGTATGGTATCCTGCTCCATTTTTTCTGTTAATTCTAATATAGGTACTTTTATCTATCTCTAAAGGACCTGTCATTTTATCGCCAGACTTCTTAACATAGCTATTATCTAACTTCATATTAATATCGTCGGCTAATTTAGCCGCTGTAACAGATTTATCGGCTAATTTTTCAGTCGTAACGTTTTTATCGCGTAGTTTAGGAGTCGTTACACTACCGTCTGGATGGTCGATAGGGTTAGCTTCTTTATGCTTTTTAATAGCATCGCTAGTATCGCCGATAGCTTTATCGATCTTATCCCAGTTGTTATTTCTGAGGTTTACATCGTATTTTTCTTGTTCGGCCGGTTTAAGTAAATTAATATTCTTTGTATAGGTTGCCATTATTTAGGTAAGACCTCCTGGTTTAATACAAAATGAGTAAATTGAGCGAGTTCTTTATGCGTATACCGAGCTAAATCGATGTGACGGTTATATAATAAGTCGACATCATAGATAAGGTTCATCGGGATTAAATCTCGTAATAGCTTAGATACAGCATCACGTTGTTTTTTTACGCCCAACGACACTTTAAAGTGAACGTTATAGTTCTTATAATCCTCGACAATACGATAGTTGCCTTCGCCACAAATACCGTTCAGTAGTTCTCGTAGCTTAATTTCGGTATAAGGACGTTGACCGGCTAACGCTAATAAGATATTAAAGCGTCGGTCGTCGATTGTATCGTCGCTAGCTGGGATAATATCCAATATGGATTCCCATTGAGTTAAGCCATGAGATTCTGCCGTCATAATGAATTGCTCTCGGAATATTTCGACCATCGTATTCCATAAAGCTTGCATTTCGATGCTTTCGACACGATATATCTCTTGCATTTCAGCAGTCTCACCAGATACCGGTACAGCAAATTCGGATAAATCGATGATACGTTTATAATTATCGAATATAGTCATAATAATTAACCTTTGATTAATGTAACAGTACCCAATTTCGGGATTTGATTAGGGCGTAAATCGAGGCGCTTAACCTTCTGACCGTTAATTTTAATATCACCGACATCGATTACTTTATCGAGGTCTACAGCTAAGGAAGTAACGATAGAAGTTCTAACCGTTAAGAATTGAGTCTCGTCTTGAGTGGTCCACTCTTTACGTCTAACTTTCAAGCGTTCTTCGATCTTCTTAGTCAATTCAGTTTGAATCTCGGAAGGTTCATGACCGGCAGCCATAACGACCGGGATTTCGTAGTTAATAACGACTTCTTCCGCCGCTTCGACAGTAACCGTATGACCGATCGGAGCTAAACCGTAACCTTTACCTTGATTAGGAGTCGGATCGAAGACATTCTGTACTTCTTTAACGAGTTCAGCAGATGGTTTATTAAATTCGTTATTAATAATAACGACCTTAACAGTGCCACCACCATTCCAGCATCGGTATATTTTAGAACCACCAGTACCGTTAACCGTTAACACTTTTTCTTTATAATCAGCGCCGTTACCACCATAAGCTTTAGATTTTAATGCACGGATATATCTTTCACGGAAGGCTTCTGTTTCTTCTTCATCTTGGCCCGGTACTAATACTTCTTTAATCTCGGCATTTTGTAAACCCGGGATCGTATTAATCGGAGTGATACGGCCTATACAGTAGTTACCTTTAGCACCTGGAGTTTCGCATACTAATTTAAATTCGTTTTTAGATAAATCGATGACGTCGATAACGCGGAAGTTAAGATCTTCGAAGTTAAACCGAGTACCGATATCGACTGCTCGATCGAATACACCTTTTACTTCGGCCGCTATAGCTTCACGAGGAATAATGTTAAATTCGAGTGCTCTTAATTCTAAAAACGCTCTATCAGCAGTCTTAGCATAAGTCTGCTTAATAATAACTTGAGCCATAATATAGGCTTCTGCCATTTCGAAAGAAAACGGAGCGAGAGAGTCATATATCATAGACCCTTGTCGTTTATCGTATTTAGTTTCAGTTCTATATAAGGCATCAGCTAAGATGTTCTCATAGGTTTTATTTTCGTACATATGCCGTTACCTCTTTCGATATATTATTAATATCGCCATATATAGTTATGGCTGTGAATAAACATAATACAGAACCGCCTTCGTTAGAGAATCTAAAGTCTTTAACTTCTTTAATTCGATCGTCGGCTAATAAGGCTTCCTTAATGCGACGTTCTATCTCGGCATAAACATACGGTATAGGTTCACCGATTAAATCGCTTAATTCTATACCGTAGTTCCAGTCATAAATTAAATATTTATAACGCTCTGTGTTAATGATTTTAAAAATAGCTTGTTCCATCGCTTCGATATCGTCACACATACCAGTGAGTTTATAGTCATTTTCGTACCTAACTCTAAAGGTATTCGACGTTTGTTTCGTAACGACTAAGCTACTATCTATTTGATTATTGCTTGATGTAGGAGTTAGTGCCATTATTTAGTAGTACACCCCGTATTCGGATTAAATACACGATCGATAGCTATATATCGTTGACCGCCTGTTTCTTGAAATAACCATACTTCATCGCCGACCTTAAGACCGTTATGTACTAAGTACTTTTTACGACCTTTATACTCGTGGTTATGGCTAGCAAATTCTGCATAACCGCCACCACCACTTCGGTTCTCGGTGATATGATCGACACTCATTTCCATCGTCCATTCACACGTATTCTTCGTTAATTTAATACGTTCAGCCGGGATAATTAATTGAGAGTCTAAGGCTATTTGTAGTGGAGCTTCAGATACGACGATACCGATTAACATCGTAGCCGGCTTAGTGCTAGCTACAGCATCGACCGCCACATTCTTAATAGTATTAAGTATTCTATTATAATCGTTTTGCATTATCTAACACCCGTTCTAATAATATGAGTCGGAGGTACGCCATTATGGTAAGCATAGTTAACATCGGAGTAATGAATTACTTGACCGGCATCGGTACTATTACCGACACAGCCACCGTTACCGTCAGCTACAACAACATGTTCTTCTCCGTCATAGATTAAGATATCGCCAGCATTAGCTTGACCAGTATAAGGTTCTGCTGGTAAACCATTAGCTTCTGCATACGATTTAAACCCTGGTACGTCTTTAATACCGGCTTCATAAGCACCCTTACACATTGGGTTGAAGTAAGATCCAGCTAACGTAGCACGATCGACACATCCGTTATCGCCATAAGGAGAAGATGTATTAAGTACAGCATCTAGACCTTTTTGTACGGCTGCGGAAGATGTAGCACCAGTACCAGTCGTAGTACCACCTTTAGAAGAACCTTTAGATTTAGATTTTTTAAGCTCTTCGATACGTTTTCTAGCGGCTTCATCGCCCCAGTCTTCAGTCGTAATTTCTGGTACTTCTTTATCGAAGTAAATGATATCTAAGTCCATAAGATGTTTATGATTATTAAATTTATGTGTAACAGATTCTACGTACACTAATTCGTTAATAATTTGATCGCCAATATCGAAATTGAGCCATACACCAGAACCAGGTCGTATCTCGGTATGTCCTAAGCAGTCACTTAAGCGTAAGCTA